TGACGGGTTTTTCGTCCCCGCGCTCTTTTGCTTTCTGATCCCACACATAACTTTCCAGCTCTCGCCTGAAGTTCTGGCATCCTTTTTCAACTTTCAGGGCACCCATATAGATCAGCGAGGATACCATGTTGATTCCCTCAAGCACATCATTTTTAGCATTGATTGTGCGGTACCCTCTGTTTCTCAATTCCAGCTTGAAATCCTCTGCGGCCGGGTCAACAATTACTTGTACATCACGATCATTATTCAAGAATTCGGCGAGATCATCTGCGTGTTCTGACGTCGTTTTCTGCTTCTGTTCCGCGTCCGGATTGTGGTAGTATTCCTTTGTGACCCAAAATGTTTCGCCATCATCCCAGCAATCGAGGAAAACCGTCGGATTCGTAGATCCATAGTCAACTGCTACATAGTGATTGCAATAAGATTCCGCCCACGGCTTCCCCTCTGAAATGTCGAAACTGTTTTTATCATCATCCCAGTTGTCGTAGATAACCCCTTCTGCCGCGCACCATTTCCCGAGAATGTATCTGCGATAGAACACGCCCGTATACATCCTGCGGTATCTTTCCTTGATCATCTCTGCCAGCGAGAGATTATCGTCCATCGTAAAGTGGAGATAGAGCAGCCTTTTTTCAATGTACTTGTTGATCCATCCAACCTTGAACCAATGCAACCTTCCTTCGGGGTTGCAGTTGAACCAATATTTCGATCCTTCAACAGAGCATCGGCCTGTCGCCTGGTTTACGAACGATTCTGGCATCAGGGCTACTTCATCAAAGAACACCCCGGCCAGCGTCATGCCTTGAATAAGATCCTGTGACGATTCATCCCGTCCACCGAAGCAATGGAAGTAATTTGTTGAATTTTTGCCGCTTACCGTGATGATCTTGCTGGATCTGTTTTCATTGACTTCAAATCCTCTGCCCATTGCGATCTTCTTGAAATCCCGGACAACATTACGCCGGAGAGATCCGATCGTCTTTCCGCATAAAGCAAAATCGCAATCATCAAATGTATGCATCGCCCAAAGCAGGAACGATGTTTCCATTGATACTGTCTTGCCGGATCTGATTGCTCCATCGGCTATTACGCCATCATAGTCCCTAAACGGACTTGCATCCATCCACCATGTCAGGATCTTCTTCTGTTTCTCCGAAAAAGGCTTAAACTTGAAAACCTCATTCGTCTTCAATCGCGTCAGGGGTATCACCGCCATCGGCAAACACCTCCCCGGCAACTCCGTTCAATGCATCCATGAACCCATCCGAGTTCTGCATTGCCTTGACAGCGGCCTTCTGCATTTTCAATCGTTTCTCTTCGATCACGGTCTTTGGGTCTTCGCCCAGCATTGCCAGGTACAACTCTGCCGCTTTGGTGTCTCCCTTCATGCCCTTCTGCATCATTGCAATCATGATCAGATCTTCTGTTGTTGGTTGTGCATCTGCATCGAACCCAAGATTGTTCATGTTTGCCCTCATTGCCGATGACACTTTGGGCTTGAGCGTCAGGATATATTCAAGCGTCTTCCGTGCGGCATTCTTCTGCCTTTTCGCCTTGCCAGAGGCTATGCCACCTTTTCTGCCATTGCTCGCCGCTTGCTCGCCGCTTTTGAACTGCGTGGCAACACCATTCTTGAGGTTTTCATCGTTCGCCATTTGCACCACCTCTCAGGAGTTGTCTATCCACTTCATGTGCGATCCTTGCCATCATGACAGGAGGAACGCTCATGCCGCATACATACTGTGCGGACTGATCGATGAAATCGTAGTCCTGTGGGAAAGTCTGCACGTTGATAAAATCCTGCGGAGACAACCTGGTTCTGTCATATGCCCTGTAATACGATCCTCCGCTTGCGATTGTGCCGCACACCTTGTGATCTTGCCAGATGTACTGATTGAAGCATGAATGTTTACCCAGCAATCTCTCATTTATGTCGGAGATTGCGGCATCATTTTCACTCAAATTCTCGAGCAGCATCTTTGTTACACACCCCTCACGGAGCGGAACTCCATGCTCTGTTCTCACTTCTCCAAAGAGGACAGGAGGCTCATTGAATCCGAGGTGGATCTTTGGGAGGTTCAGATCCTTTCGTCTGCAAATGAAAAAGACGCGCTCTCTCTGTTGAGGCACGCCCATCTTTGCAGCATTCAGGAGGAATAACTGCGGCTCATACCCAGCTTCCCGGAACGCCTTGAAGATCTCATTGACATATCCTTTTGCGTTTCCGAGAACCAATCCTTTTACATTCTCCGCGATAACAACCTTTGGCTTCAACTTTTCGGCTATTTTGATGAACCAGAAGAACAAGTCATCAAGCCTCTGCTTCTTCTGTCCTTCCCTGAACTGCTTTTCACGGTTCCATCCCTTTTCACGCTCTCCCGCCTGGCTGAATACCGAACACGGAGGCGAGCCATCGAGGATGTCCAGGTCGAACAATTCAGGAGGAAGATTATCATTCGGGATCTGCCCAAAGTCCCGGATGTCCATCAAATAATTGTGCTTCGGATGGAGGTTTGCTACATAGAGCTTGTTCATGGATCTGTCGATTTCGCAATCCCCGATCACCGTGTAACCAGCCAGCTTGTATCCCATTGAAGATCCTCCGCCACAGGAGAAACACGAGAATGCGTTGAGGCCGTTCTTCTCTGTGGTTTCAAGATCCTTGAGATACCATTTCCATTTAAGATTCACTAAAGTGGAATCCACATTCGGGGCATTCGTATTCGAAGGCCTCATCTTCGAAGTCCGATTCATCGAACTCTTTGCCCGTGTCTTTTACAACATAATCCTCTGGTTCGATATTTTCGAATCCAAAGGCTTCCATGTCGATTTCATCTCCGATTTCTTCCATGGCTTCCGTGAGAAGAGGGAGATCCCAGATGGCCATTTCTGCAACCCGGTTGTCAACCAGCCGGAAGGCCTTAATCTGGTCATCTGTGAGATCTTCTGCGGTTGTGGTTGGGACCTCTTTCAATCCCAGCTTTCTGGCCGCCAACAACCGCGTATGCCCAGCTACGATCACGTTGTCCTTATCAATGATAATCGGGACAAGAAACCCGAACGCCTGAATGGACGCAGCAACCTTATCCACGGCTTCCCTGGTGTCCCGGGGGTTTCGCGCATACGGGACCAGCTCATCCAACTTGCGGTATACGATTTTCATTCGCAACCACCACCCTCGAAATCTTCCGGCCCGTATTCAAATGCCTGTGTGCGCGGAATCCTTGCTCCGCATCTCGGACAAATAACCCATAGTGGATCTTTCTCCTTCTTCTCCGACTTTGACGGCTTGAGGTTAAACCCAAATACGCTCATGTCGAAGATGCCGGCAAGATCATCCAGTTCCTGAAACAATAAAGCATTATCCCACCCGGCAAACTCCCCTGTTTTGTTGTCTGCCAACTGGAACGCTTTTAACTGCTTTTCATCCAGCTGATCGGCAACAACACAAGGAACCTTCTCGAGCCCCAGCTCAAGTGCGGCTTTATACCGCGTGTGTCCGGCAACAATGTTGCCCTCTTTGTCAATGACAATCGGCACCCTGAAACCGAACTCCCGGATGCTTTCCTTTACCCCGGGAACCGCGGCATCATTCTTCCTCGGATTCTTTGGATCTGGTCGCAAATCGTCCAGCATCCAATCCTCGATGCAGATCCTTTCTTGCATAACGTCCTCCTTTTGCGGCGTGTGAAACCGCGCATAATGAAAAACCGCGGCTCTCCCGCGGTTTGTTCTCTCAGATACGTTTCCTTGATTGTAGTATACCACTGCAAATATATGCTGTCAATGTGACAAATCCGTGCCAAATCCGTCATTTTCGCCTAAAATGGCCTTAATTTTGTTTACATTGATCCTCCAGCGAACCCCTTTTAAGATATTATTCCCGATCGGACTTATGGACAGCACTCCGATCTTCCTTAATACCTTGCATATTTCACGGTCCCGGATCTCCTCCCCATCCTGGTCTTCCTTCCAGAAAATATCCCCTCCGATCAGCTCTCTCTTTTTCATTCATCTTCCCCCAACATTTCAAGCAGGTCCCCAGAAAGTAACTGCATGCACGTTTCGCATCCAAGCGCTTCTTCGCATCTGTCCTGAACGATCTCGTTGTATGGGCATTCATCACTGCATCCTTTTGCACACATTCTCAGCGAACTTACTACTTTCCCGCCAAGATCGGCGTCAACAATTATCATTCTCTTGCCCAGCGCATTCAGGATATGCAGGAAGGTATACATGGTGGGACTTCTTCGTTCCTTCTTGTAATGACTTATAAGTTGCGGCGTAACACCAGCTTTCCTGGCGAGATCTGAATTCGTCATCCTTCGCTTCCATTGCTCTTTTTTGATGAATTCCCCTATATCGAACTCTGTTCCGTACATATTGCCCTCCTTTTAACTCTGCGAATCACTTAATGCTTTCTTCCGGCTGATCTTTCTGATTGTATACAAACTTCCGTATTTATTGTCATTATTTACAAGACGGTAAAACGTGTTCCTTTTTATCCCCATCTTCTTGCAGCACTGTTCCATTGTTCCGTCCAGAATCAGCAGCTTATCATCACTATTTCTCCAAACACTATAAAGAGTGTCTGCCACCCTTCCACTTCCCAAATTGCTCCCCCTTTCTGCTTGATTGTTGCCTTTAAGTCACTAAAGTGTTTGGGTCATATAACTTTTGAGAAGGACATTTCTGCCTGTTCCATGCCCACACTGCCAACCTAATTGTCGGCATACTTTCGGCACACCAATGACAGTTTTCACATTCAACATAAAACCGTTTGATTATATGAGAAAAACTGTCATTCAATCCGACAAGCGATTCAAAGCAATCTGGACAACACTGGCACTTCGGTCTTAACTTTTTCCATTTGCGTCCAACCCTTTTATGCCTTCTCCGAAGTCTTATGTCCTGTCTATCCGATTTGCATTTCATTCGCTTCACCAATCCCATCCGTTTCGTATTATTGCAACGGGCACTTCCTCTAACTCGTCAGCAAAGGCATACGGACTGTCACCTTTTTTTTCTTCCGTATGTCCGTCTTCGTAAACAATAATCCAATTATAAATCGTAGCACTCATTCCCACTTCACTGACCCTTCATCGTTATTGAAGCCTTTACGTTTCGTTCGGTACGCCGTCTGCACAGAACCAGTCCGGTTCGTTTGATTTCGATTGACAATGCCCTACATTTGTGCAGATATACCTATCATTTATCTGTTCGCCAAATATGCAATCCTTACACCGGACAATATCAGGACATCTCATAACTGCATCGTGATATCCTTTAACATAACCACTTTGAAACAACCTGTTTTCTTCTTCAAAGTCATGGGTCATTTCATAATATGGACTTTCCATGTCACTTCACCGCCATTTCTGCCTTTAAGTTTCCATTGATGAATGTTCATATTCATAACAATGTATAAAGTTTCTTCCATCGCATTGGACATTTATTTCTTTGCATATTTGGCATTTTCCATCTTTGGAATAAGGGCATCCCTTTTCTATGAATTTTAAGTATTCAAGTCTTGTCATTTTGCTTGTGTCTTTCATTATTAATCCCACCAAATCGACTTAATGATTGAAACAACAATAATCGTAATGCAAAACATAAGAACAATCGTCTGCGATTCAGTCATAAATAATTCCTCCGTTCCCGTTGCCTTTAATGCACATCCAACGTTTCGTTTTTTGCGTTGGTTTGCGTTGGTTCTTTTCTCCGTATTATGGTTTCAACTTGCCCCTTCAGATAATAGACTTTATCTTCAAGTGAGCAGATTTTGAAAAGATTATAGATATTCCATACAAGCAAGCCGATAACCATTGCTCCTGTAACTTCAAGAGTCATCAGTATTTCACCTCACTTATTTGTGTCCATAATTACGCATATCTTCTATATGCCGTTTTTACATCGTCCTTATTCAGAACAACGTACTTCATCGTTGTATCCAGCTTCTCATGCCCAAGAATAGAAGCCACTTCCTGTATCGGCATACCGTGCCGTGTCAGCTCCGTTGCCAATGTCCGTCTAAACTTATGCGGATGCACATGGTCTATCTCTGCCGCTTCACCTAAATGCTTCAACATATTCCGCACCCCTCCGGGCTGGAGTCTTTTTGCACCCTTGCCAACAAAAAGAGCTTCGCTGTCATCACTTCGCCTGTTAAGATAGATCGTAATTAACATCCCTGTAACGGCATCCATGTAAACGGTTCTCTCTTTATTGCCTTTCCCGTGAACAACGCACTCAAGGGATTTCAGATCCACTTCGTCCCGGTTAAGACTCGTCATTTCACTAACACGGCAGCCCGTGCTTGCCAGAAAGTTGATGATCGCCCTGTCCCGTATTGTTTTGCAGCTCTGGTTAAGCTTTTCAAAGTCCACTTCGGAATAGGTTTTCTTCTGCTTCTTTGGCACTTTGATTGCCCCGGCGTTAACCATTGGATTCTTCTCTATCAGGCTTTCACGGAATAGCCATCCGAAATAACTTGAAAGCACTTGCCTGTTGCTTTCCAGCGTAGAATCGGCAACGCCCCTTTTCTTTTCGTTCGCCAGCCAATTCCTGATGTGGTAAACGTTGATCTTCCTTGTGCTGATGTTTACAAAGCTCGAAAACTTGCCGATGATATAGGCATACCGGGCAATGGTTTTCTCGCTTCTCCCCTGTACACGCAGAGCCGAAAGGAAAGAGTCGAGCAAATCGTCCGTCTGTTCCTCACCCACTCGCTCCCTCTCATTGATTTCAAACCCTTCCAGCACATCGCTGATGATCTGCATGATTTTCTCAAGGTCATTCTTTGTCAGGGTGTCGGCACACTTTCTTTCCGTCTGCCCTAAAAAACTGATCTTCGCATCGAGTGCCATTGTGTTACCCCTTTCTGAATGCTTTAGCCGGCTCCCTCCCGGTCAAAGCTCCGAATCATCTCTGCTGAACAACTTTTCCATTATTTCCCCATAGCCTGCGCAAATTTCTGCATAACCATCCAGCAACTTTTGCGCTTCTGCAATCTCCCTGTCCCTCTCGTTAATTGCCTCCTCAACGTCCTGTAAAAAGCACATAAGGAGCTGATCCTGGTAATCCTGGTTCTCCTTCGTTTCGATCATCTTGCGTATTATTTCCATTTTTTGCTTTAACGCGCCCATGTTACCCCTCCTTAATCACAATCCTCAATAAAGTATGAAAGATCCACCCATCCTCTGCTGCACTTCCCGTATCCCATTACAACCTGTGTGATCTCGAGTATTTCGTTTTGCATAGCTTTCCCGGTTACTCTTCCACTCCCTCGATTCTGCCGGATCTTTATTCCGTCCTCCCACAGTGTATAAACATGGATCACTTCCCTTCTTTCAGACAGATAATTTACATTGCACCAAACGAGATCCCCCTCCGCCGTCTTAATCTCGATCCACATTTGGTCCTGGCTTACTCTGCCTGTTGGTGTGAGAATTGTCCACATATCGAATGATGCAACCTTCTGGTGTTTCTTCCCTGGCCTTATTCTCCCGTTTAATCCATCAGAGATCACATATAACTGCCGGATCTCTTCGTCTTCCTCTTCCGCAAAACACCCGGGAACCAGAAGTATAAGAATGATAATCCCAACAATAATACGCTTCATTTAACCACCTCATGCGCTTTCTCCATTGCTCTCTCGAGAACCCTCTGCAAGGTCCTTTTCGTGCAATTCCCCCCGTATTTGGAACTCATCTTGTGTATAACCTCTGTCCACGAGAACTCGTCGACCATTTTCATTACAACAATGTCCCTTTCCTTGTCGCTCAATGCGCCAAGCGCAATGTCCACGGCTCTCGCCTGCGGAACAATTAAATTAAGCTCCGCATTGACTTCCGTTAACTCCTCCTGAATCTGCTGCACAAACGGAGAAACCTTTCCGGATTCTATATCCATCGCTAATCGTCCGACAGGATCTCCGGCTCCGCTTCCGTGTGGCATTCCGGTTAACGCCTGACTCATTGAAACCATGTCATTGACCATTTCCCGTGTGCAGATCGCCAGAAACCTTTCCAGCATATCCACCTGATGCCGGAGGTAGGCCATGCGCGCCTTAATGGATCTGTACTTTTTCAATATCTCGTCGAATCGTTCAGGACTCATGGCCTACACCTCCATTAATAGGGGGTCTCTGTATCAACCCGGGTATATCCAGCCGGAACGGTTCCAGAAGCGTTATTTTCATTCTGGCTCGACAGGAACTCGACTTCGTTTGCCGTAACTTCCATATTTGCCTTTGTTGTTCCGTCATTTGCCTGATATGTTCTGACGCTTACGGGACCAACTACGCAAACTTTTCTCCCCTTGTCGAGATACTTTGCGCAGTTTTCCCCTTTTTCCCTCCACACGGAAACGTTAAAGAAATCCGCCGGTTGTTCTTTCCCGTCTTTCTTCGGCCGATTAACAGCAACCGTGAAAGAACAAACATTGATTCCGCTTGATGTCGTCCGAAGCTCCGGCTTCCTGGTAAGATTACCGATGATTGTCAGCTGATTCATTCCAATTCCTCCTTGTTTTTCATTTTGCGCTGACTTCTGCGCTGCCCAAAGTCATACGCATCTCTTGCAAATTCAGGACACTCGTAAACGATGTATCCATTCTTTGTCTCCTCTGCTACCCATCCTTTGACGGGCTTTAACACCCTCGACCATCTGCATGCGCCGGTTGTAGCATTCTTGCAATCCCAACATAACGTAAACGGCATGATCAGACCTCCCTTATCCCTATGCCGTAAACGGATCGAAAGAGTTTCTTCTTCAGCCGGAAGACATCTGTACGAAACCCTTTCGCATCCTCAACAATAAGATTTCCATTCTGGTCTTCGTAGACAAAATCGGCAACGTACTTAACTGCCCTCTCGACGCACTTTCCATGCTCCATCTGCTTCGGGATCAGTTCGAAAGGAACTTGCAAGCGTAGATCTTTGATCTCTCCGGTCCGCAACAAATATTGAAGCTCGACATACCGCAATGCTTCATGCTTGCTTGCGAACCTGATCCCGTTTACTTCGGTCGGTTTGTTCCCGTACTTCATGCCCACACCCCTTGTGAATTCCGCTAATGAAAATCCCATACAATACGCAGTAAACAACATCCTGGTTCTTCTTGCGGGAATTCCCGCACTCTTTACACATCATCCTGTGTTAAGTTCCTCCAGCATCCGCCTCATTGCGGCTTTATCCTCATCTTCATAAGACCTCTGCTCATAATTCTGTGCCGCAACCTTTGGCTTTGTCCGCTTTGGTTCCCCCTTTAGAACGCCCATTAAATAGGCAAGATTCGGAGCTCCATGTGTGACGCATGCGTCGATCGCATCCAGCATCTTTTCCATTCCATGAACAGAGAACAAGTCAATGAGCTTGGATCTGACCGATTCGCTCCGAGTAAACCCAGCGTTTTCCGCAGCACATAATACCTTGTCCTGTTCTTCTGCTATCGCGCGCGCATCATCATCATCGACAAATATTTCTTTTCTTTCCTTTTCTTTTCTTTTCTTTTCTTTATAGGCTACGTTTTGCTCATGATTGCTACCACTTGCTACACCTTGGTATAA